CGTTTCCAGCCAGGTCTGCGCTCAGGGAAAACGGGTGGGGTGTGACATAGGGGCCCTCTCCTGACGCCGTGTTCACGACAGGGTTAGACCCGCCAGCCAGGAAAAAGAAGTTCCGGTTGGCCAACACACACTCCATCTCCGAAAGGCCATAGTATTTCCACGGATCGGCAGCCCGCTGACGGGCGAGGAGGTTCTTGCGTTCCTGCTGCCAGTCCGTCCCGTACCTGTCCGCACCGGGATCGCGGCCAAAGCGCGGGGCGAAGCACCCCAGCATCTCCAAGATGAACGCCCGGTCCTGCCAGACAGGGGGTGTTTTCCCGTACGCCAAGGGCTGGAGCGCGGGGTTCTGGTAGAGGCGCAACAGGTCCGATATGACGGACTCGCCGCCGAAATAGTCCCAGTAGTACGGCAAAACGCCAACATCGTCATAACCATGACTCATCTGCGGCGTGCCGTTGATCAATGTGGCCAGGTTTAGGGCGTTCAGGCGTGACCGGATGCTTGCCGCTTCCGTGGTCAGACCGAGCGCGGAAGCACCCAGCAACGCGGTGAAGTAGGCGAGGGCGGTGTCCACCGTGGACCACTCCGATCCCGCGACCTTCCCGCCAGCGTCCGTGTAGTGCGGCAGGAGTTTGCTGACTGCCTGCTCTGGTAGCCCAAGGATGCCCGTAATAGCGGCCTGTACGCGGGTCTGCGCCGTGGCGAGTCCCACCATGCCCATGTCGTACGCCATGGCGGAAACGAGGCACTGGAAGCCACCGGCGGGCGTCGAGTCGTAGGTGTTTGGCGCGTCGCTGATCTTGTCCCGCGTCCGGTTGTTAGATGGGTTGAACCCCCGCCACACCTGGGCCGCGGACGTAAGGAACAGGAACTGGCTGACCGTCATCGCGGGCGCGGCCGCTTTCAGCCACCAGGACTTGATCGTGATGTCGGACGTCGGGCTGACCACCAAGGTTATCCGCTTCACGGACGCCCCGAGACCTGTCGTCGGAGTGAATACAATATCCTGATCAACACCGCCTGTATTGACGGTTATATCACCAGATGTCCACAGCAACGCGTCCGCTGTACTCTTGATCTCCAGTTTCACGGTGCTCGACACCGCCGTGTTCGCCACGATCTTGAAGGCCGTTATGGCTGGCTGGAACGGGGCGGACGCCATGGGCAGCGCGGCATCCAGGTTGATAGCGGAGTTCGCGTCGGACTGTGCGCCTGCTAGGTCTTGCTGGAGCGCGGCGTACCCGGCGCCATTGCCGTCCGTAATGGACGTAACCCGTGTGCTCCCGATGCTGCTGATGACCGCTGCGTTCGGTGCATACCCAAACGTAAAGTATGACCTGATGCTGGACAGAGCGTTGTACAGTCGGGAGTCGCCAGAGGCGTATGTCGCCTGGTTATCGTCCAAAAGCGACCACTCGGGAACCTGCACCAAGGAGTCTATCTCGCGGGTGGTCCCAAATAGCAGCGGCCAGTTGCCCCGCGTCTGCCTCACGCCAGGGGCGCCAGTGTCGCATTCCAGGACGACCCGGTGCCTCCCGCTGTGGCCAACCGGACACGCACACCCGCGGCGATATAGATAGGGCTGAACGTGAACGCTGCCGCTCCGCTGGCCCCGTCATAGTCAATCCAGTTTGTGCCGTCGGGGGACACCTGCAGTTTAGCGGTGCCACCGCCAGGCGTGCCCCACACGAGGAGTTGCCAAATGCCCGTAACATTGCTGAAGCCCGCGTCGTTTGACACCGCTCCACCCATTGCCGTTGCGAGTGTGAATAGCGGGCTGCTCATGGGAGTCTCCAGTATAGGGTGAAGGCCAGGCTTTTTGGCCTGGCCTTCATGCTCACTTCAGGAAGCCGTCGTCCTTTTTGCCACCCTTCGGATCTTTGGGGGCCTCGGCGGGCTTGTCCTGGTTTTCCAGGTGCTTGAGCCAGGGGTACTTCTTGACATCCCAGGCTTCGATGTCCAGAGCCACTGGCTGCCCCTTGCGGAGGTAGCCATATGGCTTGGGCAGCACGCAGATGCGGGTGGCGATAGCGCGCATGGCTCAACAGCCTTATGCGGGCTGGCCAGCAGCGCTGGTACGGAAGTCGTTGCGCTGGAGGTCGTTCGACAGGAAGGCGTCGGTGCTCGACGTCAGGGTGCCGCCGTTCGGGACGATGACGACTGCCAGGTAGCGCAGAGCGCCGTGGGGCAGACGGCCGGCGAACAGGGTCTTGCCTGCGGTCATGGCGGCGATCGTGGTCGGGATCGACACGAGCACGGTGCGTGCAGCCGAGAAGTCGGCGGCGGTGTGCGCTTCGATCGTGATGGTCACTGAGGTCGCGGTGCCCGAGGCAGCGGTCAGCGAGCGGATGTGCGCGTAGACCTCTTCACCGATCGCATCGCCCGCCGAGAGCAGGTCCACGATGTTGGTGGAGACGTTGCGCGAGGCAGCGGCCACAGCGGCCAGGGCCTGTGCGTCTGCGAACTCGTTTGAGCGGTCGAGGATCATGGTGTTGTACTCCGAGTAGTCTGAGGGGTTGGTAGAAGGTGCGACCCTGGGTGGTTTTCAGCCACCCAGGGTCATTCCGATCACAGGGCCGCTTCGGCCAGGCTGATCTGGCGGCTGACGCGGATCGGGGTCTCGCCGAACATCATCACGCGCTTGCCCATGACGTTCTCGAACGTGAAGTTGCCGGACTGCTTGTCCAGGAACTGCGTGCGCAGCATCGCGCGGACGCGGGGGTGCATGACCCATGAGAAGCGTGCGGCGCCGAGGCCACCGTAGTGCATCACGCGCTCTTCCAACTGGATCATCAACTTCAAGAGTTGCTGAGCGTTCTGCGAGCCGGTCGAACCTTCCAGGTCGGAGATGTCGATGTTGCAGATACGGCCGACTGAGCGCCAGTCGCGGATCGCCAGACCCAGGTTCCACTTGTACTGCGAGACGTAGGCGTCGAACTCGCCGAGCGAGTGATCTTCGGCCTGCGCGGTGAGGATCTTGCCCTTGTTCTCCTGGCTGATACCAACCGAGGAGTTCTGGGGGTAGATCAGGTGGCAGGTGCTGTCGCCCCAGCCGATGAGCCACACCGAAGTGTTGTCCGCGCCAGCGCCAGCGGCGGTGAGCACGTTGAAGGGCGAGATGGTCTCGTCGTTCGTGGTGTTCTTGACGCTGTACCGGGCTGCGAGGCCATGGTACTGCTCGGGGTTGGCCTGAGTATCACCGTAGAACAGGACGCGCTCAGCCTCTTGACGCATGCCTTCCAACTGGGGCAACTGCTCGCTCAGGAGGGTGCCAGCCTTGTCGCTGGACATGTCCACCAGGTCGGCGTCAACCTTCGTCAGGGCGGCCATCATGCCGCACGAGTCGGTGACCTGCGCAGTTGCTGACTTGGTCGGCAACACGCCCCCGTACAGTTTGCGCCAGGTCGGGACTGGGATGCCCGTGCGGATCGTGGACTTGTGCTTGGAGCCGTCGTTGGCTTCGCGAACAACCGCGTCGTCAAGGATCTCGTGGCTCTGGTTCAGGACTTCCACAATCTTGGCGACCTTGCCATCCGGGTCGAGCCGGCGGGCTGCGTCTGCGATGGACAGGTTGCGGGTGGCGAGGGTGGCCATGGGGTATTCTCCGAATCGGGGCTTGGTTTACTTGTTGAACATGTCGGCGAAGAGGACGCTCTCCAAGGTCTTCGGCCCGCCTGCTGCGGAGCCCGAGCCTTCGTCAAGATTGTCGTCCTTCACCAAAGAGCCGACCTTGCTCAGGAACTTGACGATCCCAGGGTGGTTCCCCATCCATGAATCGGTAATCAACTTCGCTGTCTCCGCGTCTGCGAGCACGTTAACTGCCCGCTTCGCTGACGCAAGCGTCTCCTTGTACTTGGGGTCCTTCTTAATCTCGGTCTGCCAGTCCGTCACCTGCTTCTGGTAGGCGTCGTTCTGTTCCTTGATCATCTGGAATTGCAGGTCCATCAACTTCTGCGCGGATTCCTGCGAGAGGCCGAGTTCCTTGAAGACGGGCGAGGCCTTCTCCAGGGCGGCGGTGTCAATGGCCACGCCGTCGGGGGCCTTGAACTCGTACTTATCGGGGACGACGACTTTCTTCTCGTCTTCCTTCTTTTCTTCGGGCTTTTTCTCGTCTGGCTTGGCGTCGCCCTTCTTCTCTTCGGGCTTCGCATCCGGCTTGGTCTCAGGAGCCTTCATCGCGTCCACAGCGTCAGGCTTTTTCTCGTCGGGCTTGGCGTCAGCCTTCGTCCCGTCGTTCTCAGTCTTCACGGGCGCAGTGTCAACGCTGCCGAGAAGGGTTTCGGTTTTGATCTCGTCAGCCATGGGTTTCTCCAGGTTTCCTGTCGGCCTGCATAAGCGATATCGCGTTTGGGCAGGCAGTCAATAGGTCATTGAGCAATTCCAGCATGATTTCCTTGCGGCCGAGCAGGTAGTCCGTGTCGCCGTTCTTGCCCGCGTAGCACTTCTGGAATACCCGACCGCGCTCAATGAGATCCCACAGGACACGGCGGCCTTGCGGCTCGCTCATGACCCAGCGGAGATCCTCCAAGGCACGGTTTCTATCTGCCCGTGCCTTCGCGTCGGCTATGAATTTCTCGCGGTTATTCACGCTGATGGATTCCTCAGAGCGCCGAGGGCAACGCCAAGAGCGCTATTCGGATCGGCTGGCGTGTTGCCCAGGTCCTTGATCGCGCCAGCGGCCTGAGCCATGTTCTCGGTCTGGGCCTGCGCCTGTTGCGCCTTGGCACGGCTCTCACGCAGCGCGGCGATCTCCTCGGGGGAGCGCAGCAGCGTCGGGTCCACGCCCTTGATGTCCGCGACGTGCCGGATGGTCCGGTCAATATCGATGACGTCAAACGCGCTCGGCCCGGCGACCGTGGCCAACTGGCCAGCGATATTCAGCGTCTCCTGCACGGCGTACGAGCCAACCATCTTCTGCGCCTGGGCCAGCATGCTCGTGTACTCAGGCTTCACGGGGATGTTTTCCATCTCGGGCGGTGGAGGCGGAATCAGGCCTGCAGTCTCCAAGAACTCGTAGGTCCTGTCGATCAGCGGATCCAGCAATTCACCGTGCAAACGCTCCAAAACTGGGCCCAACATGAGCAATTTTTCCTCGTGCCTTTCGGCTATTTCACGAGCAGTTCTCTGACGGTCGCCGAGGCTGGCGAGCATCTTGAACAGGTCGTTGTAGAAGCCTTCCTTGATCGCGCCCTGTGTGGACTGGATGGCGACCTGCACAGCGTTCAGGTCCAGGCGCATCTCATACAGCGGACGCAGGCCCTTGTTGTCCACTTCGTCGTTGTAGGTCACGCCGCCTGGCATGGTGTTGATCTGGTCGCCCTTCATGGAGCCCGGAGCGGCCATGGGCGGCTCAATGCTCTTGTCGACAGCGATGAGGTACTTCTCCTTCATCTTCTGCAGCATCTTGATGTCGGCCAGGTTGCCCTCGCCGGGTCCACGGCCGTAGATCTGCTGGCCCACGACGGTCCAGCGCGGTGCCATCACGGGGAACGAGTTGAACCCAGAGACCCGCAGGATCTCGCCGTCCCGCGCATTCTTCTCCCAGTACACCGATCGGTTGGCCTTGCCCATCGGCGTCTCAAGGCCGAGTTCCATATCCGACGGCTCAATCATGTGGCACACCACGAACTCGGTCTCAGAGCGGTTGCCCTTGTAGGCCGAGCGGACGTGCTCACTGACATTCTTCTCGCCGTACTTCTGGACGATCTGACGCGCCGTCATGCGCATCTCGCGGTAGAACGTGTCCACCTGGCCCTCAGCGTTCACCGCCAAGGCGTACTCACCAGCCGTGAAGGGCCGGAAGCGCACGACGTTCTTATAGTCCTCCAAGGCCGCCATGGCCCCTGTGGAGAACGTGGCCAACTCCAGGTACGTGTGGTGGAGTGACTTGTACACGTTGCTCTTGGCGAGCACGTCGCGCATCATCTTCTCGACGTATGACAACCACTCCTTGACGGGCTCATAGCCCATCAGGCCCGGGTCCGCCAGTTGCAACTTGAACCAGATGGACGCGGGGGATGTCATGCCGCTCTGCAGACCCGCAGCCAGGACGTTCACCGCGTTCTCTGCGGTGTTGTCCAGGATCAGCGTGCCGCGATCGTCAGCGTCCTGCAGGTTCGTGGCGTCCTCATCGTCCAGGGCGTAGCCGTGACTGGGCAGGATGTAGTCGCGCTGCTCGCGGAACTTCGGGATCCACTTCAGCCGAATGTCGGTGAGTTCCTTCGCGTGAGCGATCAGTTTCCTCAGAGCGTTGTCGTTCTTCACGGGGTTCTCCCAAGCATAGTGTTCCGCGTTATGATCTGCTTCGACATCAACGGCACAGGCGATGTGGAAGTCGCTGGCAGGGGAGTGCTCATCGGGTCAGACTGGACTCGCATGGGCTTGGCAGGGGCGAACTCGGCGACGGCTGCAGCGGGCTTCGCGGCTGGGCGGAACGCCGTGAACACCTTGTCACGTGCCTGCTGGGCGCCCGCACCGCACATGGCTTACCCGCCCATCAGCGTCGGGCGCTGCGTGTTCGCGGCGGTCGCGATCCCCATACCACCTGTCTGGCGTGTGCCCATCAGGCCCGCGGTGTTCTGGCCATAAATCGCTGACCCAGCCAGCCGCTTGGCCGACTTCTGCTCCTCAAGTTGCTTCATCGGGGCGGCCGACACGGGGGCCGGCGACGCCGTGGGCGACGGGGGCGTTGGGTACTTCGGTTGAGAGAACATGCACATCAACGCCTCCCCAGGGGGTTGTACTTACTGTTCGTAAAGACTAAGCCTGTCTTACCGCCTGTATGCTTTGGCGCAACCCCTGCGGCGCGTACGGGCATGGCGAACGTCAGGGCCAGGGCATCGGACCGGTCAGGGGACGGCAGGCCGCGCTTCTTGATGTCCTTCTTGGACTCCAGCGCCCGCTTGCCAGCGGGGGTCATGAAATACTGTGGGGCGGTCAACTCGGACTGCATGTCGGGGATGTCCTCCAAGGCGCCACCCAGTTCCAACCAGTCCTTCAGGCCCCACCACATCTCCGCCCGCTTGTTGTGGTACAGGTCCTCTTTCAGGGCTCGCTGACCGAAGTTCACTGGCGTCACCTGGTGGCGCAACTGGCGCATCCGGTCAACCACGCCTGCGCCCACGCCGCCGATGTCCACGAAGGTCGCAGCCGCCCCATACTGGATGCCGAACCCGATGGCCCGATCGGCCGTGTCCATCGTGCTCAGCCCGTTCCAGCGGCCCAGCATCTTGCTGTACAGCCCGCGCCTGAGATAGATCACCGTGCAGTCGTCGCCTTCATGGGCCACGTCCACGCCAAGTATTACAGGGGAATCGCGGTACTGCTCCTCGCGCAGGAACACCTTCTGGGCCCGCTCCACCAGGTCCGTCGGGATCAACTGACAGATGGACGCCCGGGGGAAGTCGCCCAGCACGCGCACCCGATAGATGTCCGAGTCCTCGCCATAGTCGGCCTTCATTTCCGCGATGTACTCTTTGCCGACCATGGGCGAATCCAGGCACGAGAACTGCAGCCGCGTCCACATGTCGCGCAGTTTGTGATGCGTGCGGTGAAAGAATCCGTCTACCCGGGTCGGGTTGGCCGCCAGCACAACACGTGACCCACGTGTCGACAGAGCGCCACGCATAGGCTCAAAGACCTGGTCGGGCACACCAGACGCCTCGTCCACCAGGTACAGCATGTGCGAAGCGTGGAAGCCTTGGAGGGCTTCAGGGTTCTCTTTGCGTGACGTACGCGCCACGGCGAACCGGCCTGCGGGGTCGTCTTTGGCCTGGACCGTATCGCGCCTGACCTCAATTTGGTCCGCGAAGTACGGGTGCATCTTCTTGTGCCACTTGGCGATTTCAGCCCAGAGCAAGTCGTTCAACTGGTGGCCCGTTGGCGCGGTGCACGCCACCTTGGAGTCAGGGAACACCGACACGTGCCATAGAACCACAAGCGCGAGTGATGCGGTCTTGCCGACACCATGACCGGATTTGACACTCACGCGTGCGTCCTCCTTGGACACTGCGTTCAATAACTGGGCCTGTTGCGCTGTTGGCTCAATGCCGAATACCTCGCGTACGAACGCCAAGGCGTCGCTTTGATAACGAGTGATGCGTGCGGCCAACGCCGCCATGTCCGTATCTGGGTCATTTTCCATGTTTCACCGCGTAGGCATGCAGACGGAGTATGCGGTCTTTGTTTTCCCCAAGAATACCGAATGACGTGTTGCATCCATTGCACAGCAGGTCTCTGACTGCTCCGGTGCTGTGGTCATGGTCGATGTCCAACCGGCCGGTTGGCGGCCTCTGGCCACAGCATGCACATAGCCCGCCCTGCGCTTTCTCTTTAGCGGCGAACCAGCCTGCTGGTAGCCCAAGTCTACGCTCCGCTCGTCGTATGCCGCGAGCAGGAGCGAGGCCCGCAGCCTGGATCCGGGCCTCATATAAACGCATCCAGTCCCGTTTCTTCTGGCAGACTTTCTCTCTGTTGTTAGCGTAGTACCTGTCGTATTTTTCTTTCTCGCGCTGCTTGTAAGCAGGATCTTTGCGCAGTTCACGGGCCCGTAGGCGGCATCGCTCCCGCTCGGCTTCAACCCAGGCGGGGTCTTGCAGGAGTTTAGCCCTGCGTGATTTTTCACGCTCGCACTTGCGGCGCAGATGTTCTTCTCGTGGTAGGGCCATGCGTGACACGGTACAAGACTTCCAGTTCCGTGCAATGGCCTACTTGAGGAAGTCATCGTCCGCCTCAATCTTCAAGGGCTCTACGGTCATGTCCTCTATGGCTCTCCGCTCATTGTGTGTCAAGTGCGGATGCACCCGTTCAGCCCGGGCGTCCAGCGTCTTGAGCACGTCACTTACCGAGAGGATCTTGCCCTCCAAGATCTGCTTGTCCGTGAAGTCCGCGAAGGACTTACCGAGCAATTCGCTCGCCTTGAGCCTGTCGCCCATGCTGGCCTTCTCGTCGTTGATCACGTTCGTCCAGAACTGCTGGCGGGCCACGCGGTCGGCGATCTGCGGCCCGATGTCCTTGCCCTTCCTGGCCATGATGATCTCGCGGAAGATCGGGTCGGCAGCCAGGTGCTGCACGGTCAGCGGAGCCAGGTCCATCCGATCAGCCGTGGCCTTGGCGTTGCCGTCGTACAGATCCAGCACGGCCTGCGCGATCACGCGACTCACCTTGGGCTTCTTCAGCAGCCACTCCTGCCACTCAGGCTCCCAGTCGGCGGGCGGGTTGGTGCTGTACCGCTCATACAACTTGTTCCGCAATGCAACTACCTGTTGCGCCCCCTGCGACCGCTTCAACGCTGTGGGGTCGTACGGGAGCGGCGCACCGCTGTTGTCCTTGGCTGGCATGCGGGATCCCTTTATGGGTTCCTGCGGAGGGTTTCCAACTTGTCATCCATCCGCTGTAGAAGGGCTTTGATCTCTCCCATCTGTTCCTTGAAGGCCGCCCGCACGTCCTCTGTGCGCTGAAGGTCAGCAGCCCGCTGTTGCTCCAGGGTTATCAATCGCCCCTCGTGGCTCCACAGCAGTCCGTGCGCCCAGACTGCTAGGCCCAGGGCACAGGGAGCCACAGCGACCAACATGGCGTTCGACCACTTCTGCTTCTGGATGGCTAGGCGGTCTGACTTGGCCTCCAAGGCGGATTGCTGGTTCTGTGCCATGGCCCTTACGCCTTGTCAGCCGGGAGGATCTCGGTCTTGGCACTCTGAACGTCCGCAGGCTTCGCGGCCTTGGGGTTGACCACGGACAGCCAGTCGGCTACCGCTACCACCTTGGCCAGGAACGCGTCGTCCTTCTGGCTGGGGGTGATCTTGACGATCACGGTGGCCAGGGCGACCGCTGCGCCCCATATGGCCAGGATGGACTCCCAGTTGTCCTTGGCGAGCGTGACGATTGATGCAATGTCCATGGCGGTGCTCCGGTGGGTGCTAGAAGTATGATTAGGGCTTAACAACTATTAGCCGTCTGGTCAAGAGGCGCGCTCCTTGCCCGCCACATCCTCGGCGTACGGTCTGGGCACGGAGGTCGCCATGGCACGCAAAGTCCGCTACCTGAGGATCCGTGGCCGCATCTGGTCCATAGAGAACGCGGCGTCCTGGAAGGGACTGTGCGTCCACAAGGGTGGAGGACGCACCATCATCCTGAACCCCAAGGAACACAAGACCGACGTGGACTTCATGGATACGACGATCCATGAAGTGCTCCATGCTCAGCACCCGAAGTGGACTGAGCGACAGGTGGCCGCTCGGGCCAACGAGATCGCTCAGGCGCTGTGGCTCGTCGGCTTTGCCCGCTAAGACAGAGTTCATATTGAGTCTGAAAGAATACGCTGGCCAGCGGAATAAACTTTTAGGAATTCAGACGCAGTGCACGGCTCCTCTCCATATGCCGCAGGACCGTTAGGTCAGCGGCCTATGGGAGGGGCTGCTGGCAAATTGTGAGTTATAAGTGCTTGTGTATCAATGAGTTATAACTGATACTCTGCACAGCGTAACAACATAGCAGAATGATGAACGACAAGGACTTACAGCGGATTTTCGTACTTTTTGCACAACATGCGCGTACTCTGCGCAGCGTAATACTTTGTGTATGACTAGGCGGAGTGTGCGCAGTGGCTGAGAGACACGCTGCTCAGCGTAATTTCATTCTAGCCGCCAAAGGGAAACCTGGGCTGGCCCATGGGTGTGTAGAGAGGACAGGGTCCCATTTCACAACATACCTTTCCGAAATATCTGGGTCTACCCCACCCCATTGCCACTTTTAGAATCTATGGGGGTACCCTATGTCGCTATGACTTCAAGGCACATAGGATGTGATGGTTCATTGGTCATGCCATTACATTGGTCATGCCTTATGTCGCTGGCCTCACACCAAGGCAGATAGGGTTAGCCTATGCACGGTGATACCAACACCACCAGGTAGAACCAATCAGGCCTTGTGGGTTTGCCTTGCCCATTCGGCTATGCCCAGGGCATCGGCCATACCATCATGCGGCACACGGCAGCGAGGTAGAACCAGGTTGAGGTCAGGCCATGAATGCGTGGCATAGCCAATCATGCCTTCCTTGTCGTGTGCGTAGCGGTCGGCCAGCACCAGTTTCTTCCAGGACTGAGGCGTAACCAACAGCAACGGTACGCCCATCGCGGCCACCACGCCCTTGATGATCCCGAAGCCCATGCCGAAGTTGAACATGCTCACAACGCCCTGCTTGGGCATGGCGGAGACACGCTCACACGCGATGACCGCCGTGTCAGTGAGGATGACGCGGCCTATGAGTCCTGCCAGGCCAGGTGCTGAGGGCTTGCCGTCCTCATCCAGGGGCATGGGGAATACCAGCGGGGCTGTGGGATCACCGGGTTGTGGTAGAACCGCGATGCCCCCGTGTGCGCCGGGGTCTATGCCGATGTAGAGCATGACGCGATGATACCTTGTGGTTTTGGTGATACCAGAGATTCGGTGTTGCCGCCTAGGCTTTTGGTGTACCCAATATGACTCGGTATTACCAAAGGCTCGGGCTTTGAGTTCGCGGTGTACGATGAGTTCCTGTGTGGGCGTGTGTCTCTGTGTATGCTAATGATAATTCATTATCATAAAGTCGTGGAGTCACGCATCGTGTCAATAGTAACATTGATTTCACGATGAGCACGCCAAGCCCACCAAGCACACGCAGCCCGTGTAGGATTTTCCTACATGTAGGATTTCCCTACACAGCCAGGCAGGCCATGGAGTTGCGGACTGGCCGCACAATCCGTTGTGCGGCACAGAGCCATTCAGGCATATAGCCCTTGACGCACGCCATGGACATGAAAGGCATTAGGGTGTATCACACAGCGGTGGAGAGACGGGCAGTTGCTGCTTGTACGCGGCTCGGAGCATAGCGGGGAGCATGGCGGCTACGAGGACTCGACGGCTGATGACCTGGTCCACAGATCCATGAAGTGCGCATCGATTGCCGCCAGGCAGGGAGAACGGGAAAGGAAGGAATGGCATCTAAGTCATTGAATAGCCGCGAGTTAATGGTGTGACACACGTGCTGTGGGCCGGGCGATGCGGAGTAGATATTACGCTGCGGTGCGTACTATGAGGCCATAGCCCACAAGGAACCAGCCATGAAGATCATCGAACTCCCCGCTTCCGCCTCACCCGTGCTGATCAGCGCACTCCGCGCAGACGGATTCGCCATCATCTTCGCGATCTAAGGAACACAGCCATGACCATCAACCTCTACGCCAACAACCGGCCGATCTCCGGGTCGATCTCCGGGTCGATCCCGCGCATGCCGGCCTGGCAGATGATCGAGATCGTGCATAGCATGGGGCGCCGCCATGGCCGCACACCCATCATCACAATTATCAGCCGCGACGGGACCCGCCGCCGCATCTGACAACGAGTGGCAACCAGTGACAGCGGTTGTCACTGGATGCATGCGAAACAGCGCGAGAAGCGCAGGAAACCGCATCGCTCTTTGGCACACCAGACGCTAAGTATCAACCAACCCGCCTCTGAAAGGGCAAACCAATGACGCTCCCCATCCCATCCTTCCGCCCCATGAACGACGCCGAGAAGGCCATGTGCGATGCGCACCCCAACATCAACCCCGCGATCGTGATCACCGCCATGCACACGAACGCGATTCTTGAAGAGGCCCTCAAGGCCAACACGGTGTTCGTGTCCGTCTGGGCCAGCGAATCGCACGGTCCGTACTGCATGGTCCACAAGAGCGAGGACGACGCCCGCGCGGAGATCAAGAGGCAGGACGATGGCGCATTTGAACTGGAAGACGGAGAGACTGCTGGTGCTGATCTCCGTGACATCGCGATCTACCGAGCAGTAGGCGGCGTGATTGAGCAGGTTGACGGCTTGAAGTCCGATCGCTACATGGGGCTGGCCGTTGAACTCCTGAAGGCCAACGCGGATGGCGGGTGGGAAGGCTCAACCCCGACCTCCAAGTGGCGCTGATAGCCCACAAAGCAACGCGAAGCCCCTCCAGCCGTCGTGGCTGAGAGGGGTTAAGGCGTATAAACCGCCTACCATAAAGGGCACAGACCATGAGCACCAACACCACCAACATCCTCTTCCTTCTCCTCACGGAGAGCGATGAATTTTCCCAGGTAGATATCTTCCGCAGTGAG